CATCGGCGGCGATTCCCTGTGCAAACAATTCTTTGTTGAGCACGGCTTGTTCCCCGAGCCCTTGGAGCGCTGGCCAGTAGAAGTCATACCGGGTTTCTCTGCTCCACATCTTATCAATGCCATATTGGTAGGTTAGATCCGCTCTTACGCTTCCAATACAGAACATATATCCGTGTTCGGTGAATGATCTGGTGAAGCTCTTGCCGCTGATTCCTATCGTACCGATTGCCCCGAGGGTCCCCAACTGGTCTGTATTGGTTTCGGATGTTTGTGCAATCGGGGTGATATTTACTCGGCCGCTCATTGTGGACAGAATTTCCGGCCTTTGAAGCCTTGCGTCCGGTGAGGTTACGCCGAAGTGGCTGCGGAGCTGCTCTACGTACCTGTGCCCGCCCCTTGCATCACGCTCTAGGATTTTCTGTACTGCAAATGCTTGTCTAAGTTCGTTTATCGTGGCCGCCGTTGCGGTGGTTAGGTTTGCGGTCGCTCCACTTAAAATTAGGTTTGGGTCGCTCCAGTATGCACTCGCAATATTACCCGAAGGTGCTGAACTCCAATCCGTGTTGGTATTGCTTGCAGTGAAACGTAAGCCTCTCGCGTCGGTTCCGTCTGTAAACTTTGGTGCGTTTGTCCCGTCTGCTGAAATGTTACCAGTAACGTCAGCGCTAGTTCCCAGGGGCAATGTGATTTCGTCACCAGTATCAGCCTGGGGCCAGGGAAGCGAGCTAGTAAAGTAATCATGCCGCTTGTTCCTGTTTTTGATTGCATAAGTGCTATAAGTATCTGGTCCGTCGCCTTTGTTGACTGTTAAAGAAGCTTGGAGGTTCTGGTCCCGGTACCATTCATTGTAGATTAGATTCATCCCGCGGAACGGCAGGGCATTAATATCTAGGTTGTCGATGTCAATAGGTAACCCCATGTAATCGGCCATTGTTCCTTCAACGAAACCTCCGGCCGGACAAGTGACTACGGGTATTGTGTAGTCTGTGCTATCTCCTGGGTCCTCTTGTTCTCCACAGAATTTCTGCCAGTTACTCCACACTAGTCGGTTCGGTACGAAGAACCAGTGCAGGTCCATGATCATGTTGTCCATTAGGGGGTAGATAGGCGTTGCCAGTCGCGCGAAGCAGTTGACGCCGACGTTTACCGTATCTCCTGGCAGAATTTCATCTACCATTAGTGGAATCAGTTTGCCGGCGTCGAAGGCTGTTTTGTGTCCGAAGCTTCTGTCGAATGTGCTTCGCGGAATGTTTGCGTTTTCAATTTTCGCAAAGCTGTGTTTCATCACTGATTTCATTTTTTATCCTTTTGCAATGCTGAGGCCCGTTGCTATTACCATTGGTGCGTCCGGGCAAGTTAGTGTTCCGTTCGAAGGGCACCAGGCGCCTACTTGGTGGAGGATGTAATCCTCTGGGTGGCGCCCGAAATTATGTTCGGGATCTTTTACGCAGTCGCCAAATGCCCGGAGAGCAAGTTCTTCCGTGGGCAGGAACCACGGCTGCATAAAGGCTTTGGCTTTTGCATCGTATACACTGAACGCATACTGTTTTTCCATTTTGATCTCCTAGATTTTTGCAGGCATCTGTGCGCTGCGTTTGCGTTTGATGGTTTCGTTCGCTTCTCTTTGCTGTTGGGTTGTTGTTTGTTCAAGTGCTTCCTTCAATCGTTTTAATTTTATTGCTTTTACTCGTTCTGGTTCTTCTTTTTCGTATTGTTCGAGGTAGAACTTTGGTGGTTGTTGTTTCCGTCCGTTGATTGTGACGAAATCTTTTGGGAAGCAGTCGCCTTTGAATTGCTTGAACCAGTCGGCTCCGATTCCCGGTTTGAGAGACATTGTTGCATACGGTGGTTGTACCGTGTAGATCTCTCCCGTCTCCAAGTCCAGACTTTCGTACTCGTCCTCCCTTGGTCCCGTCGCCTTTCCGATGGTGTACCCCGCCACGTACGCGGCCGACTCATAGGTCACTTCTCCAACTGTTGCGAATCCATATCCCCATCGTCTATTCAATTCTTCGGAAATATAGATATTTCCCTCGGGTGCCTCTTTGTAGAGTACCAGGTCGTCGAATCCGAACCCGAAAAGGCAAGCATGGTAGTGCGGTCTTCCCGTTTTCGGGCCATATTCTCCACACATATAGTAGCGGATTTTTTCGACTTGTCCGTATTCTCTTTTGATGGGATCTTTTTGCACCCATTTTGCCCGTAGTCGTTTCATAAAGCCTTGGAAATGTTCTTTGTTTAAGCTTCCGTCTTCTGGGAGCTGCTCGTCGTCGTAGGTCAATGTGACGAAGCTCGATGTTTCGTGCAAGGAGGCCTCGTGGTGGCATCTTGCTGCCCATTCTCGGGTCTTGTCGAGCCGACATCCAATACATTGCCCACATTTTACCGGCTGACTCCTGCTCCCAGGTATCGCCATTGCTTTGTCGAAGACGATCCGGACTTTTCCGTTCTTCGTTCTCGCTACTCCTGGCCAGCCCCAGATTGGGGCGTTGCAGGCCATTTTAGAGCCTAATCCCTCCCCGCCTAGGGGGAGGTGCGATATTCCTCCTGTCGGTTCGATTTGCCGTCTTACTGAAGCGCTTTCGGCTTCCTCGTCCTGCTTTTCGTCGTCGCATTGTCGTGCTCCTCTCTGGCTCCTCTGGAGCCGCAAACCAGTTGTTCTCTTGATACAACTGGTCTAGGTGACAGTTTTTTCTGTTCACCTTTCATTGTGGACAAAGGCTAGGAACTGTTCGAAAGTCAGTTTTGCCTTTTTCTCTGTGGCCGTGAGGCCGTCTTTTTTCTCTCTCTCCTCAAGGTCTTTTAGCATTGTTTTCAGGAGAGTTTTTCCCGCGCCCTCGTTCATTCGTTCTAGCCCACACATTAGTGCTTTGGGCATCCTTTTCAGGACGTCTTTCATAATCATTACACTCATGTTTTCCATTTGCTTTCCCTTTCTTGTTTGGGTTAACTTATTTATATTCTACTCGTTTTTTTTATATTGTCAATACTTTTTGCTATCGTTTTTTTCTATGCTTCTATCGTTTTTAATTATGTCATTTTTTTTCTTTTTTTTCTCCTGGGGGCGGCCCCGACCAGGTGGCCGCCCCCCCTCTCTTATACGCGCGGGATCTCCCTTTTCTCCATTCGTGCCAGTTTTATTACTTCTAATAGCGGCAGAATGATTCTATCGTCCAAATTATTCTCGGACTGCTCTATTAGTGTCTGCATCCGTTCTATTCCTTGATCTATTACTTTGTCTAATAGATCATCATCTACTGTATCAAGCAGCCTCTCCACTATTCGCGGGAGCCACTGGAGTACCAGTCCCGTTAGACTCATTTTCTATCTCCTCTTTTGGTCTAACCAATCCTTCGATTTCTTTTCGTGTTGCCAAACCCATGTCAACAAGTGCTTCCTCATTGTTGGGGTCATTAACGAAGTCCAGAAACAGAGCAGGGTTGTTTTCAAATTTCTTTCGGATCTTACTTGGCAGTAGATCAAAGCTATTCTGAGCGCTTGCGACAACTTCCAACGCAGTCTGAAAGTCAGCTCCACTAACATCTCCATACTGCGCCTCTCGTTTGTTTAGGTGTGTAAGTGCTCCCGTTTTTTTGAATTTCTTAATGATGTTGTTTACATTGCATGACTCTTTAAAGTTCTGTTCGGTCAATCCTGGATCGTTTGTGAAGTCGATTGCGCAGCTTCGTCGTTCGCGTTTCATTTTTTCTTGCTCCCGGTTATAATGTTAGAGATCTTTTTCCTCAACCAATCCATTTGCTGGTCAAATTCTTTTCCGGAGGTCTCCATTGGATTCACGACCCCCTCGTAGGCTGTGTCAGCCTTTTCCCACCATTTACCTTTTAGTCTTGTTTTATTCAGCGCTGCTCGTCTGGCCGCATTTTCTAGCCGTATTGCCTCTCTTGCTTCTTTTTCTGTTGCTATTTTTTCTGCTGTGAGTGCTGTGCTAGCCGCTGCAAGCATTGCATCCTCCATGTGTTTGCTTTCCAGCGCTTGCAACATGAATTTTTCCATATTTGTTTTTTCTGTTGCGCTTTTCAGTGCCTTGGCTGAAGCGGCCTTTTCTCCATAGTTCGTTTGACCTACCGATCCCGGTACTGCTGGGGCCGCGTTTCCTCCAGAAATCCCACCGGCCGCAAGAATCGGGTTTAGTCCTGCTGCTTTCATATCGGCCATTGCATACCGATACTTGTGTGTCATTGATTTTTTGTTGAGGTTGTAGGATTTGTTGTACCGTTCCTCTTGTTTGAATCGGTCATATACTCCGAATGCTAAATCTATTGGGTTGCTTGTTCCCAATACTCCGCTTGCTAGGTCTTTTAGGCTCATTTTTTTTTCCTAGAAGTGGTCAATGAGTCCGGGCGTGCTATAGATTGGCATCGGCCGTGTGTGTTTTAGGGTAAAGTAACTGTCGAAGATAAAGTGCGGCTGGCTGGACACGGCCACTACTCTATCGACCGGCGGGTTTTCTTTAATGAACGTATCTCCAAGGGTCGGCAGGGTTGCGAACTCTTGGCTCAAGTGCCATTCATCCAACGGCGCTGCGGCGGTGCTTCTCATTGCGTTCGTTATTTTTGAATTTTGGAATCTGTATTCTGCCCATGCTTCCTGATAACCGAATACGTTTTCATCGGCGGCGATTCCCTGTGCAAACAATTCTTTGTTGAGCACGGCTTGTTCCCCGAGCCCTTGGAGCGCTGGCCAGTAGAAGTCATACCGGGTTTCTC